TCCCTAACGGCCATTTGACAGGCGGGCATCAATTGAAAAACGCTAAAGTTTACCAGGACGCATTGGCGGCGTTGATAGTCTCCGAAGACGAGTTGGATAAGGACAATCAAATCTTGGCACGAAAAATAATTGGCGTATTAAAATCTCAGAAAATTCTTAAAGGTCTGGGCGATAACTTTGGTAAGTTTGCCAAGCCAAACGCGGCTAAAGATATGGCGAAGATTATTCTTACTACGGTGCGAAGGCAGGGTAGGCGAAAGTGAAATTCCCCTTCTCTAAGAAAAAATCGAACAAGAATCTAAGTCGTCGAGAAATCGCGGCGCGTCGTCGGACTGAGAATTACGAGGATTTGCCCGCCCAATCGTATCGTCGGAACAGGACGCTTAATAGCCGCCAAACATCCTCTCCTTTGGAGACTTCTGAGAGACTCGAGACTCACGAATTAGTGAAAAAACGTCGCCGTGTAATGCGGAAAATGTTTGCGACTGCGGTAAGTTTGCTTGTTGTGATATTCCTTTTGTTTCAATTGACAATCAATATTTCAATCCAAACTCCCGACGCAAAAAGTTCCAGTAACGCTAATAAATACGTGAGTGTTCTTAATGAATATTACAGCGCTCATCCAGCGGAGAGATTCCGATTTTTCCTCAATAATAATGACCTAAAACAATTCTTTTTACAGAAAGCTCCTGAGGTAAAAAATATTCGCGTGGAGGGAGATTTTCTGGCGCGATCAGCCGTTAAGTTGACGTTTAGGCAGCCGGTGGCTCAGTGGTCTTCTGGAGATAAGATTTATTTTGTTGATGATAGCGGTGTTACTTTTGAGCAGAATTATTTTGCTGCGCCTACGGTTGCTGTTCGTGATGAAAGTGGCCTACCAACTAGAGGTGGTCAAGAAGTTATCAATCGTCAATTCCTGAGTTTCCTTGGTCAAGCCGTGTCTGAATTTTCGCAACATAAAATGAACGTTTCAGAAGTTATTCTGCCAGCTAATACTGTACGCCAAGTCTGGTTTAAGACCGAGGGCAGGGAAACCCAGATCCGTATGACGGTGGATAGGTCTGCTCAAGCTCAGGTTAAACAGGCGATAGCCACTTTGAGTTATTTGGATAACAATGGCGCGAAACCAGGGTATATAGACGTTAGGGTAGATCAGAGATCGTTCTATAAGTAGGGCGGTCAACTTCTCTTCTGGATAGAGTAAGTTCTCTTTTTGTTCTATTTCTGTATGGAGCGGAAAATATATATAACAATATAAAAATATGCAAAAGTCAAATAATCGCAAAATGATAAGCTAGGGGAGTAGGGCAATAAAAATATAAAAATGTCAAATAATATAAAATGCGTTGTGGAAAACTTAACGAGCTTACGGCGCGCATACTCAGAGTTTATATTGATGTAAAAATATCAATGTAGCACTCCGGCATGTATAGTGCTGGAATTAAAAAATATTTTTAAGTTCGTATTTTGTTGGTGTATTTTTTTATAAAAGACGGTATGTTTTATGAGGCTGTATATAATAGAGAATCCCCTGGCCGAATTACCAGAAAAAGTTCGTTTTATAAGGTGTTAGCGAATATATATAGACATATGTATATTCATCTTTGTGTGGTATTTATTATTGCGTAAAAGGTACATTGTGCGACATTATAATTATGTCATAAACACGATTACTCTATCGTGTTTGATCAATCAATAAATAACCAATGAAAGGTTTTAATTATAATGTCTGAAGTACAATCCGACAAACAAAATATCAACGCGACTGCCCTTGTCGATAATTTTGAGATTATCGTTGGCAAGTCGAAAAAATCTGGCAATGAATATTTGGTTGGCTCTCTATATATAAAGTCGCCAATCTCTGAGACGCCAATTCGTTTGAATCTTGACTATATTGACGATAACACTCGTGAACTTCTGAAAATGGCCATTAAAAAGTTTAATGTCCAAGCCCAGAAGGATTTCAAGGAAGGAATTAACGACTAGTTCGTTTTTTGTTCGACATGAGACTAGCTGACGCAATAGCACAAGTAATTATTTCATCTGCTCCCCTGCTGATGACCTTAATTGTGCTATTCGTCATTTTTAGCTGGATCCGTGTTTTAATCGATAACATGAGCGGAAGAGGTCTATAATGCTGAATCCGCTCGTTTATTCACGACCGCAACTTCTAGCATTTTCCGATCATGAATTGCTAGTTCTTCAGTACGAACTACTACTTGCGGTTAGTTCCCTGCTATTTGCAATCATTGGAGTTTTTGTCCTCACGCTTTTTCTTCGCTGGTTGCTCCCTAGATATTGGTACAAGAATAATTTAACTTAAGGAGGAATTAATCGCATGTTGTGGTTCTTATTAGGAGTATTAATCGGTCATTACGTCTTAAACGACATTAAAAGGATTTTTAAGAGGAGTCTTGGAGAATGACAAGCGATCAACTACAAGCAATTTCAAAAGCGTTCTCAGTTTCGCATTTACTAGATATATTTACACAATTAGCCCCGTTTATTCTTAGCGTTGTGGCGATTCTGCTTGGAGTTTCGATTGTCTCGACTCTTCTCAAGCAACTTAAAAATCATCTAGCATTGAAGAAGTTTGAGGAGGAACAAGCTCAACTGTACGACGATGAAGCTTATGCTCATGACCTCGAACGTACAATTGATCAGGGTTTGAACGATGATACAGGGTTTGAACCTGAAGAAGCCGAATGGCGTACGTTAGAAGCGAATGAAGAGTATAAACGGGAGACGGGAGAATACTATGTCGACCCGCAAGAGATTAAAGATCACTACGCCGTTCGGTGAGGCTGAATACTTAGGTATTCTCGGCTTGTCATGCGATTACGATGATATTGGAATATATATGGTGGATACTGGGGAGTATAAGGTACTATGGGAAAGATAAACAAGTTAGTTTTATTATCAACTGTTGTCGCTGTTTCAATATCGTTCGTATTCGCTCCATTGACGCACGCTGCTAAGAAGAATATCCCTGAGCAACTCATGAAGGTCAATTCATTGACTCTTGGCCACAAAGACTCGAAAGCGTTTAACGGAAAAGACTATGATACAGAGTTTAATTATCGGTACTATGATTGGTTGTTCGTAAAAAAGAATCGCTGGCTCTGTGATTTATCTCAGATAAACGCAAAAACTCTGTTTGATCAGGCCGTTCGCGATAAGGGCGACTGGATCATAACCGAAAGAGTTATTACTCAAGGCTTAGCTGGCGATATTGAACCATTCCATCGGATTGATTTATATTTCTCAGAAGTGCCACTGAAGAATCAGGAATTAAACTGGGATAAAGATAAAGGATATTATTTTACATCATCTCGACAAGAAAATTGGCGACATTTTACTATTAGTCAAAATTACAATCAAACGACTGTTTCGTGTGAATCTGATCGAAACGCGTACATGAATAATCAATATTTGAGTATATCAAAGAATGACAAAATATATCCGTTATATGTTTTTCAAGCGACGCCGAAGTACAAACTCGGCAAGACACTCGATGGCGTCGACATCGATGACCTTCTACTTCCAGAGAACGCTGGAGAGAAAATGCAACCAGATTTCGTCTGGACGCTCGACGACAAACTCAAACTACGTGTAACGTACATGAAAAACGTCAAGGAGTTTGAAGACCCAAAATATCCGAAACTGTCGGACATGCTCAAGTGGCATTACGTTCTCAGAGAATCAGACGACAAGCGTGCAGACGGTAAAGTCATCGACGATTCGAAAAACGGAATCAACTTTGGCTATCAACATACGTTGCCGACAAAACAATACTACAAGCTTGAAGTAACCCTCGACGATTCGGGAATGCCGTTCGTGTGGAACCCGCGACCAGATTTTAGCTACATAAAAAAGCGAACGTTTTTCATAAACGCTGACGGCAAAAACAAGATCGGCAACACGTTTACTGGCGGATTGTGTGATGCTGACGGCGTATGCATTGAACAAGAATACAAGTATAGTTGTGAAGACATGCAAGACACACTCGATCGTGTGAGTTGTCGTATGAATGAGAACTTTTCAGGAGGCGTACTCAATCCGTCGTTATTGTCATTACGTCGGCTTATATCTTCTCTAGCTGTCCCAGATCCGCCAAAATGTGGAATCGACATTCCACCGATTGCCGATCCACGTTTTCAAGCATTCAATCCGTCAATCGTCGTCGCTGACGCTTGCAGTCGAACGAAAACATTTTATCAGACATTTCCGATCGCAACCGTCGCTGTCAACTTCTCTATGGCTCTGTTTTTTCTGTGGATAATCGTTCGAATGTTTAACAAGCTAACAAGTCATAAAGACGATGACATGATTGGAGACGTTTGATGAATATAAACTTCTCTGCCCTGTTTGACGCAATTCTCTCGTTTTTCATGTTCCCTCTTCATGTGATCCTCACTCCTGTCGATTATCTCCTTAAACAGATCCCGAATATCGATGTGATACCTAATTCAATATCCGCTATTGTTGGATATGTTGGTAATATTCCCTCTACCCTTGTTTCTTTAAGTGGTATATCCCCTATCATCTGGAATGCAATTATTTCTACGCTACTGCTATATTTTGCCGTGATACCTACCATTAACGGAATCAAAAAGTTAATTAACTGGATAAGAGGCTAATTATGTCGATTGAGTGGAATACATTTTTGAAAAAACGCCGTAAAGAAAAAAGAGGGTTCCCTACTGGTACAATCTTTTTTACGGGTTCACAGGGTGCTGGAAAAAGCTTATCGGCTACGCACTACATTAAGAAGCTCAAAGACCGATATCCGAATCTATACATCTATAGCAACATTAAACTCAAGATAGCGGATAAGATTTTGACAAGCGACCAGATCGCCGATCATATTCTAGACGTAAAAGACGATAGACCGATTGCGTTCTTTATCGATGAAATTCAAACTGTCTTATTCTCTGGTAAAAAAGCCGTCTCCATGGAGACATTTAAGGCTATTTGCCAACAGAGAAAGGCCGAAAAAACTATTATCGGTACAATGCAGGAGTTCCTAGACTTAGACATAAAATATCGTCGACAGTTACGTTCTCAAGTAGAGTGTTTTAAGTTCGGCCCGATTCAGTTTGAATTGTGGAAAGACCCAGAGTCTTTACGGTTCGATTCACGAAAGAATGACTACATCGGCAAGACGCGACATATTAACATATGGAAGCGACACAATGAAGCGTATGACATTTATGATACTTATGAGATTGTTGGTGCGACAATGGACATCGATCCGAATAAACGCGAACAATACTCAAAACAAAAACCTCAACATGTCATAATTCAGAATCAGAAGGGGTCGACGCCCATGTAGATAATAATGTCGAGAAAGGAACTGAACCGATGGGTGCAGAGACTGTAACAAAACTTACAACCGCGTTTAACCCTGCTGGTCTATTAGACACGTTTGTTTCGTTCGCTCCATTTATTTTGGGCGTGGCTGGTACAATCATGGTTGTTGGATTGGTCAAGTGGGCAATCAAGACTGTTCGTCGTAAGTTGTCTGGCGGTGTTGCTTAACATTCGCAAAAAGTCGAATCACGCCCTATTAAGGGCGTGATTTCGGCGGTGCTTTTCGGCCCCTCCACCACGGCCAGAAAAGCATTTTGCAGACTTTTGACGCAAGCGTCAAAAGTTGTGGCCCTACTTGATATAGGGACACAACTTGCATACTTTTAACAAAACTAGGGAGTATTTGGTGGCAAAAAGAATTAGTGAGGAGGGTATTTTTATAGGAGATATCGTAAAGGAATACCCAAACATGTTTAAGATTATTATTTATCACGACGGATATTATTTACCGTCCTCAGATCGTAAAGAGATCAAAAAAGTAAATAAAGAGACGCGACGTCAAGATTCGATTCATCGCTCGCTCCGTCGCACAAAAACAACCATAAAAGACATCATGCTATGCAATCGATTCGACTATTGGTGTACGTTTACGTACAATTGTCGATCGTGTTATCCAAAATGCAATAACAACCCATGTACATGCAATCCGTCGACCTGCAAGCGATTCGACATTAATTACACACGTCGCACGCTCCAAAACTGGTACAGAAACCAAAAGAAGCATTCGCCGAATTTGAAGTACCTTGCCGTTCCTGAGTTCCATAAAAACGGTGCAATCCATTTTCATTGTATGATTAGCGGATTTAATGGCCGATTGAAGGATTCAGGAAAAAAGACTAAGAACGGTCAAACAGTCTATAACGCTGTCGGATATTACTCAGGCTTTACTGAGTTTGTGCGAATCGGCGAAAGATTCGACGACGTCGATTTTAACTCGGAATATCAACGCGTCATTAGTTATATAAGTAAGTATATAACTAAGGATATGCCACTTATTCACGGCCGTCGGCGATTTCTGACGTCAATAAACTTAAACAAGCCCGTTACAACAGTAAACGGAATTAGCAAGTTTAAGTTACAATCGCTGATTCGCAACAAAAAGCCGGAGTTTATAAACGAATACCTAGAAGTCCAGAAACATGACTTCTCTATTCCCGCTTAGTCTTTTTTATTGATATTGACAAGCAGTATTATTATGATTATCAATAATAATACTGATATCAACAATTCCCCCATCGTAAAAGAGTGAAAAATAATTCCATTATCTAATATTTTGGTTCCGTGTTCCATATTGTCCTCCACCCTTATTCTATCACAAAATATGTTGTCTATTTTACACTCTTTACGTATTGACTAGGTACATTGTGCGACATTAAAACTATATCTAAAACACGACTATTCCATCGTCTTTCTTCGCGATAAATTTATCTCATT